CCTTCTTTCTCCACCTTTACATTTGGTGTTTCTACTTTAACTTTCTTTGCCATGTTAGAATTCGTTTATTAATACAATACTTGTTTTTCCGTATCTTTTACATAATTCAACTACCTTTTCGTAGTGTTCGTTATTATTCAGCACTAAACAACCTTCACTCCAACCGCCTATTTTAGTAGCTACTTGTTTAGAACCTCTATTGTATGTCGCACCGTGAATATTCATGTAAATAATGTCTTTTCGAATATCGGTAGTTGGATTCGTTTTAAGGTCGTTTGTAAAGTCTCTACGATATGGAACGCCTTTTACTTGTCTAAGTGCTGGCATTTTGCCTTTATGAAGTCCGTAGGCGTATGCGTCGTAATACCACGCTCCCGCTTCCATAACTGCCGTACCTTTGTTTCCTTTGTTGGTAGTGCATGAAGTAACCATTATAAATTGGTCTAACTGAAACATATAAACCTTGTCATCGAAACGGTCATTTGTGTCCTCTTGTGAACGAACAAATAATAACCAAGGCTCACCCGGAAAACCATTAAAAGACGGTAACGCCTTTACATAATCTAATAATTCTTTGTCTGTGTAGCTTCTAACCATTTTTCGTGTTTTTATAAATGAGATACAAACTTACAATAAATAATAAAATAAATACTACTACGCTCGTGTTGTCTAACTGTTCGATATTTTCAGCATATTCAACGAATCTAACGTGTGATAAACTATCCGCTTTTAAAATGCTATCTACGTACAAGTCGTTTTCCATCGTCTGGTAATATCGCTAAACTATCAATTTTTTTTACTGGTAATGGTTCTTCTTTACGCCCTTGACTGATTTGCTCACGTGCTTCTAAACAGTTGTATAAACGACTTTTAAGGTCTTGCACTTCAAAATGAGTATATCCAAGCCATAACGCCAGAACTCCGATTGCACCGTGTTTTTTTATTACTTCTAAAATTTGATTTGTAAGTGGTATCATTTTATTTATTCTTCTGTTGTTACTTCAAATGTTTCAGGTTCTCCTAAGACTACTTTTAAACTTTCATCGAAAGTAATATACCAAAATATAGGATTATCCAATTCAGCTGTATTGTAGTCAACCCAATTTTGTGTAACATCATCAGGAGATACTGGAATACCATAGTATGTATCTACTTGTTCTCTTGCATCAATAGCCTCTTGTTCTGTCGTGTATTTGTATCCTGTTATTTCCATTAGTATATTGAATAATAAGTATTAATATTTGTTTGTATTGCTGCTCTATTTGTCATTTGATTACTATTCCAAACTATAAATTCTTGCATATACATATTTGCTCTGGAAGATGCCCCAGTTCTGTCAAATAAACTAACCCTTGTTCCTATTGTTGTACCTATATTTTCCCCGCTATTAGGTACAGTAGTATTGTTTCCATAAAACTCCCAATCTGTACCAGTTGTAGATGTTTTAACAACTAATAATGATTGATTATTATTAGCATATGCTGGAGTAAAAACAGCTCCATTTTGATAAAATGTATACCCAGTTGTTGTTAAGTTAAATGCACCAGATTGATTATTTAAGCTGTTGAATAAACCAAAAACACCAGAAGTACCTACTTTATCAACTACCGTAAAAATAGACGAAGGATTGCTTAGTGATAATGTAAGATTTAATAAAGTATCATTAGCACCATCGCCTAATATTGCAGTTTTACTATTTACTGAATCTATAGTTCCAGCGTTAACTATTCTTGGCTGTTGTAGTGCTATTGTTTGTGTTGAATTTTTTGCATTTCCTGATTGGTCATACCAAGTAGTTACAAAACCATTACCAGCACCGCAAAATGTAAGCAAAGAAGCTGTGTCTAAATCATTACCACTAAATCCTATATCTTGCTCTGCATTATCAACTGACCTTCTAACTCTTATTGCACTACCTGAATATGCTGTTCTTAGTTTACGCAAAGAATAAGCAACCGCAGCATCCGTATAAGTGTCAAGTAATAAAGGCGTAGCTGGAACGCTACCTATAATATCAGTTGCACCAGCTGAAGAAACAGAATAAACCGAACCCCAACCTATTGCATTATCAGCACCTTGCCCCCATCCTATGTCGTTATTTGAAGCACCGTCGCCCCATCCGTTTGCATTTGCCATGTCTTAAACTGTTAAATCTCCGTATAAATACCATTCGTTAGTTAACCTCTTTATTAACGTACAAACGGAATATTGTCCTACTGTTTTATTTTTACCACCTTCACTTATTATCGTAACACCTAAAGAACCTTGAATAGTTGTTTGTCCCGTTCCTAATTGTGTTACTTTAATTTCAGTGCCTACTGGAAACGCTACACTTGAATTTAAAGGTACTGTTAACGTATTTGCTGAATTAACTTCCATTTCTACATACGTGTGTGCGTCCGTTAAAGCTAAAGTATAATTACCCGTTTCTTTGTTAATATTCCAGTTGTGTACTTCAGAACCTTTAACATACTTAGTCGCAAAAGTTCCTCCGCCAGTGTCTTGTGCAATCGCCAGTCTATCAGTAGCTTCTAAATTACTACCTTTCGCTGTTAATTGACTTATCTTTACGTTTGCCATTTTGCTTGTTTAAATATATTATTAACTTCTTTATGTTTTCGTCTTTTGGTCTATACTTCTTCATAAATACCAGCCAGTGTAATTATTGTTTGTGTCTGGGTACATATCCCCGTTTGAATTCGAATTATATTCAGGAAACTTATCCGTATTAAAACTTATATGCTCAATAAATCTTTCAGTATAGTGTTGTGCTATGCTTCGCTCCTTTTCAATTAGAAAGTCTATTTCGTTTTTTTCTACGTTAGTAGAATTTTCTGAATTGTGTTTATATACGCCTTTGTTGGCAATCGTATAAGCTGCAAAAGGTAAGTATTCTACCATAGCCCAGTGTATAAGCATCGGTTTAATATACGTAACTAAAAGATTGTTATAATCAGTTGGAATAGTATATATTTCACCTATTGTAATTTCAGCATCATGATTACCACCGTCTATTACAAGTGTGTCCCCTACTTTATAGCCAGTTCCTGAAAATTCTCCTATTGAAACCGTATCTACTATTCCGCCAATTTCTGTTATATCAACTACCAAGCCGTTACCGTTTCCAGTAATAGCACCCGTAGTCATGTTTGTATTTGTTGTATATCCAGTTCCACTTTCTGAAAGTGAAATAGAAGTAGGTATTCCTGAAGCCGCTAAAATAATTTCAGCTTTTAATTTTTCAAGTAAATCAGTACCTAAGTAATTTTGAATGTGAATGTCTTGCGCTATTTTAACGTACTGAATAAAATTGTCAGTGTCTACGTTGCCATTCATTGCAGTGAACTTAACAACGTCGTTTCTTGTAATTAAAAGTGCTTCTGCCATTATCGTGTTATTTCTCGTTTAGGTTGCGGATTGCTTGGTAAAAAACCGTAATTAGGCATATCAACGGGGCGCTTACTTACTAACTCCGAATTCTTTACAACGTATCCAAGTTTTTCGGCTTTCTTAACCGCTACTTGTTTTAATTCTTTGCTATTAACGTCAATTGCTTTTCCGCTAAATGTAGCGTACACTCTTTTATTCCACCTATGGTGACAATTACCACCGCCTTTGTAAAACCAAATAGAATACGTATCAGCTCCTTTTGCACCCCAACCAGCATTTACTACTTGTGAACCCATCTTAATAATATCTTCTTTACGGTAAATCTTATTCGCTGCTATCATTTGACGGCAAAATTCACGACTATCAGTTCTTGTTTCACCAGCGTAAACGTATCGAGTTATGAATTTAATACCGTCTATTACTTCGTCTTGCTTACTTGAAATATTCGGTCTATTGTCGCCAGTTGAAACTAAGTTTACTATTTTGCTTAAAAATGATGTTTTCGGCTCTTTAGAAAGCGTTTCATTCTCTTTGTCGTCCGAATCATAATCTACCTCGTATTCGTCTATTAGAATCGAGTTTTCGGGTTCGTCTTCGCCTAAATTAATTAACGCTTCAGCTATCTTAAAATCTTTGCTTAGTTCCGTACCAGTTTCTTCAGCTACTTGTTCTTCGTTTTGTGCGTTTTCTAAGTCTACGAACTCTAAAGGTTGTAACGTCTTAAAGAATAGTTTTAAAGTAATTCCGTTGTAAGCTAATATTTTATCGAAGGCTTCTATAATTTGGTCTTGAATAGGTTTAATAACCATATTGTCGAATAGAATAGAAGCGTTTTTAATTTCATCAGCATTAGAACTAAATCCATTTGCAGAACCTAAACCGAAAAGTAAAGGTGAAGTAACGTTATGTGCTAACATAATTTTTTTAACACATTCTTCGCTTAATGAATTATATAAATCTGGTGCGTCGTTAACTGGCATTTGGTCAATAGTAGTTTTACTTTCTTGGTTTGCATTAAAACCAATAATTACTTTTTTACCTTGTGGCCCAGTTAATTGACTGTTTACTTTTGAAGTAATAATTTGTTGTTGTTCTTCAGTTGGTACACCGTTATTAAAGTTAATTACAACTCGTCCCGAAAAACCGTTTTGAACCTCGTTTATTAAATAATCAGCTATTTCTTCTTCTAACTTTGCATATGGTAACCCGCCTTGGTAATCTGGCAAAGCGTAGTATTTCATTCCAACCGCATAAGGTTTAGAATAAAGTATTTCTACTTGCTCGTTTGAATATCCAAACGCTGGTATTCTTTTAGGTACATAATTTCGTGTATCTTCCCAATTATCTGAATAATAGTACGCTTCTATTTCTCCGTCTTTATTGCACTTTTCAGAGCGTAAAAGATTAACTGGCATATGATACGCTTTTAAAATCTTTTTATGGTCTTTAGAATAGTGTATTTGTACGGCAAATTGTCCGAACATCTTTCTATCTAAAACCATTTTACGTATATCGTCTGAATGTAACAAAGCCATCATTTGAGCGTACTCGTTAGGCTTTTTATTAGCATCTAAAGCACTAAGTCCACGACCGTAAATTAAACGTGTTACGTTGTTTATTACAGCACTGTTTGTAGTTGAATTAACGTACCTATCTATTATAAACTGAAAGTAGTTATTATCTTCGCCAAATTCTACCCAAGCATCTCTTTTAGATTCTTGAATAGTTGGTGTTGTATATGTACTTAATTCTAAAACGTGAATATTATTCATAAACTATAAATGTGTTTGCTGTACTATTTGAGACGTATTGTCCATTATTTACTGAAAATTGAACAATAGACTGGTCTGTACAAAATATCCTATCCTTATAAACAACCGTAGTCCCGTCTTTTATTACTAAATCGTAATAATGATTTTCAATTAAATTAAATTCAGCTTCGATAGTGTCGTAATAATCTCCAGCAGTATGCGTATAAGTTTCTATTTCTACTGTTTCGTTTGTTTGGTCGTCTGTTATACCTACATAATCAAAGTCGTGTGAACGTGGTATAAACACGAATATTTGTTCACTTGTTGAAGTAGTTAGTATAATCATATCTTATAAACTTATTTAAGTGAGAATTGTTCCTAACGAAAAAACCCCTACCAAAGTAAGGGTTAATTGTATGCAAGTATATAGAAGAAAGAAATTAAGAAGTAACTATTTGTGCGTCCGTTCCTGTACCGTCTTCAAACAAAGTTTTTAAACCAGCCTCATCTGTTACGTCAAGGAAATTGGCTGGGC